TATGACCAACCTGTTAACATGCGACAATATTTTATGGGGGTGGATTTTGCAATGTCGGCTAATGCTGGGTCGGATTACACAGTCATTACAATCTTGGAGAAGCATCCCGCACACAATAGGTTGAAGATAGTTCACATAGATCGGTTTAGGGGACTTGATTATACGTTACAGAAGCAGAAAATCATTGAATTAGCTAACAGATTCAAGATAACTAAGGCGTTAGGGGACGAAAATACCTTTGGGAAGGTGTTTATCTATGATTTGAAGGCAGAAGGGGTGCCAATTGACGGATTTAAGTTTTCTTCATCAAATAAGTCGAAAGAAGATGTAATCAAGGCGTTAAGAGACCAATTTGAGAAAAAAGGGTTCATAATCCCGTATGACCATAATGATGCTAACACAATGACTAAGGTTAGGACGTTAATTGATGAATTGAGCAAGTTTGGTATTATTTTTGACATGAGAAGCAAGATGGTAAAGTTTGAAGGGACGGGTAAACATGATGATATGGTTATCTCGTTAGGTCTTGCTAGTTACATTGCCCGTAACATCACAATGGGAGTGTTTTCTGCAATCAAAGGGACAGAAAGGCGTAAAAGTAACCCTTTCTTAGTGTCTAAAACCAAATAGGTTTTAAATAAGTAATGTTACTTCTAGTTGTATGGCTCTATTTGAACGTAAACCTATTGTTGAATCAGGTGTTGCAATTGTTAAGAAAGGCAATCGTAACTCTGTTGGTTTGAAAGGTGAAGATAATCATCATGATAGAGAAACAGCTTTTTTAAAATATAAAGATGCTTATGATAGAGTTCCGTTAGTAACAGCAATAGTTGACGTCCAAAGCGACCAAGCAGTCCAAGACTTCTTCTTTGAAGGGCCGAATTCTACCAAATTGGACAAATGGGCGGACAAGGTCAATCTGATGCAATTTTTCCATAAGACTGCCAAATTGATGGTGTTATATGGGAATAGTTATGTGGAAACTATTAGAGAGGGTGGGGAGATTGTTGAATTAAAGATTTTAGACCCTATTTATATGAACGTGTTTAGAAAGATAACGGGAGATATTATTGGTTATTCTCAAATCATTGGAGACAAGAAATTAGTCTTATGGGGGACAACAGGTTCACAAGAAGAAGACAGGAAGTATGATAAAAAGGTTAGTAAGACAGAATCAATTTCTCATTTTAAACATAATGTGTTAGGTTCAGAAAAATATGGATCAAGTATAGTTAAGCCGTTAGTGGCATCAATTAACACCAAATTAGAGATGGAAGGGAGTCTTAGCAAAGTTTTGTTTAAGTACGTTGCTCCATTAATATGGGCAAAAGTAGGTAATGACCAGTTCCCAGCAAATGATGCTGTCGTTACTTCAATCAGCAACACTCTACGTGATCTAAGTGCGGAAAGTGAAATCACCACCTCACACCTTGTTGAATTGCAAGTAATGGACTTCAATGCTAAAGGGATGGACATTAAAACTCCAATTGAACATGTTGAACAACAAATAATTACTGGTGGTCAAGTCCCACCTGTTCTGTTAGGCAGAGCTGGTCAAGGGAAGGCGGATTCAGAAGTTCAACTCCGTTCTTTTGGAAGACATATCAAAGCATTACAAAGAGAACTCAAGAATGAGTTTGAAGAGAAAATCGTAGTTGGGCAGGAGATGGGTACTGAAGAAGATAAACTCGTCTGGGCACAAGCTGAAGAAAGGGAAAGAGAGGTAGAGATAGATATGCTTAGGGGGCTGGTAACCGATGGAGTCATAACACCTCAAAAAGCCAACGACTTATTACCACCTAAATTCCGGGAGAAATTACCAGAACCAACTGAGCTGTTAAACGGGCAAGGTCAGGACGAAACTGGCATGCAGAAACCGAGACCTACACAGAGAAAGGCTAAAAAAGTGACAGATAACCCAAATGACCCTACTCAGACTACAAAGGATAAAAAGACATTAGGGAAACGGGTTAACAAGACGGATAGGTCTGTACCTATAAAATGAGATGTAATGTTTGTGATGTAATGATGGAAGGAAGAAGCAACAAGAAATATTGTTCTAATGCGTGTAAGTGGGGGTGTTGGGTGTATGAACGAAGATGATATTATCAGGAAGACACCTAAAAAACTATTAGAAGCTATGGGGGCTATAGCGGTAGGCCACAAAGGTCAAGTTGAAGTTATGGAAGTGATTGGCAGGAAAGGTTTAGCTGTTAATGAGTATGTTGACGGGCCAGATAAACCATTACCTTATCACATATTAAGGGAGAGACATACATTATGATGTTTCGTTGCCCAGTCTGCAAGGATAGACATTCAGTACAGAATAATTACGATAATTCAGATTTTATCTGTTTAAATGGAGATAGTAGCATAAGTCAAAAGACTTTCCAGAACATGACACCTACTGATCTGTTAACAAGAAACGAACCGTTAAAGAATAGGTTTAGTACAAAGGTTGATGAGGCGAGACCAGTGACCGTATTCCCACAAGTGGAATTCAGGAACACTGCTGACAAGTTAGGTACAAATAAAACAAATTGGTGATAAAAATGATTAAAGAAAATCTTTCGTTTAAGTTCAATCCTTCATTTGAAATTCAAGAAGGACAGGATAAAACAGGTAAATGGTTGAAAATTGGTGGGTTAGCCTTAGAAGAAGGTATTAGCCGTAACAAGAACAAATATACCATTAAGAATTTACAAGAGAACCATGGCCGTGACTTTAAATGGTTATTTGGCCACCCAGACATTGATGCTGTTGAAGAACACATTGTTGGGAAAGGTACATTATCGTTATCGGGAAGTAAATTACTTCATGAAGGAGTAATTAGGAATACTGCCCGTCATCCAGATGTTATGGAAGCTGTTAAGGATGGGTTTTTGGGGCCATCAATCCATGCTACAGCAAGGAAAGTAACAAAGGAAGAGGGTGCATTTATTGTGGAAGGTTTAGAGATTGACGGCGTTGGTCTTGTAGCATTCCAAGGTGTAAAAAGTGCAAGTATTGATTATGCGATAGCAGAGTCGTTTGATAAGATGGAGTCTTCAGAAGCTGGGGACGAAGAAAAAAATAGCGAAGGTGAAACGAAAATGAGTGAAGAAGAAAAACAACCTGAGCCAGAGCAGCCTCAGCCTCAACCTGCAGAAGAACCTGCAAAGGAAGAAGCTCCTGCTCCAGCTCCAGAAGAATCCGTAAGTGTCGATGACATTAAGGAATTAAAGGAACAATTAGCAGCTTTGAAGTTAGCTAAAAAGAATGAATTGGTTGAATCTCTGTTAAAAGTTAACAAAGATTTAGTGAAAGAAGAATTAATGAAAGAAAGCGATGATAAGTTGAATCTTATCTTGGAATATGAACAGAAATTGTCTGCAAGAAGTGAAAGTGCAGCTGTAGTTGAAACTGCAAGTGAAGCACCTTTGAAGTTTGTAGAGGAAAAGGACGGTTCATTTTCTATGTCTAAAGAGATGTATGAGAAGTTTAACAACGAGCTTCGTCAAAAAGTACGATAATAGAGGTGAAATAAATGGCACAAACAGGATTTATGTTATCAGATGAAGGTCGAACATTGACTGTGTTGAATGATAGTGGTACTACTGCAGTTGAAGCAGGAGACATTGTCTATTCTGCAGCAAACAATGACGCTTTCACTGGAACTGCAGCAAGTGCAAGAAACGCATATGCTGTAGGAGATATTAAAGTAAAATCAATGACAGACTCCGCAACTGGTTACCAAACCGTGTTAGGAGTGGCATTGCAAGACATCCCGGCAGATGGGTACGGATCAATCGCTATGGAAGGAGTATTTATCCATGCAGTTGATAATGATACTGAAGCAGGGGATTTTGTAAGAGGAGATGACGCAGCAAGTAATAAGCTGAAAAAATTTACTGTTGCAACAACGACCGTAACTAAGGCCGTCTTTGATGAAAGAAGCCAGTATAAATGTGGAAAAGCACTTACTGGTGGTTCAGCAGATGGTAAATTTGTAGCGTGGAAGCTATCATTATAAGGAGGGATAGAAAATGCCAAGTGGAATGTTAGG